GATCCGCAAGGACCTGTTTCGTCATGATGTGGAATATGACGTGCGGGCGCGGGACCGGGCGGGACGCCCGCGGGTGATCCATGTCTTCGAGGGTGCGCCGGGCACGAATCGGGGCATCTCGCCGCTGGTTCCTGCGCTGCAGGTGGCACGGCAGTTCGACCAGTTGGCGGATGCCACGCTGATGGCGGCGATCGTGCAGACGCTCTTTGCGGTGACGATCACCTCGGACGAGCCGACAGAGCAGGTTCTGGCAGGTCTGCTGACCCCGCAGGAGCAGGCGCAGATGCTGGCGCAGGGTGTGTCGCCGATGGAGGCCTATATCGAGATGGTGGCGGGGTATTATGACGACAGCACGCTGGATGTCGGGATCAATGGCCGGCTGGCGCATCTGTTCCCGGGTCAGGAGCTGAAGTTCCATACTGCCAACCAGCCATCTTCGGAATACGCGGCCTTCTCGATGCATCTGCTGCGGGAACTCGCGCGGTGCCTTGGGCTGACCTATGAAAGCGCCACGGGCGACAATGTGGGGGCGACCTATTCGTCGCTGCAGGCAGCGACGACAGAGATCTTCGCGATCACGAAAGCCCGACGCCGGAACATCATGGCGCCATTCTGCCAGCCAATTTATGAAGCCTGGCTCGAGGAAGAGATCGAAGCGGGCGGCGTGCCGTTTCCGGGGGGTGTGGCAGGGTTCATGGCCAATCGCACGGCGGCGTGCCGGGCGGAGTGGCGCGGCGATCCACGGCCGCAGGCGGATGATCTGAAGAAAGCCAAGGCGCATGAGGTCTGGAAGCGGCTCGGCGTAATGTCGGATGCGATGATCTGCACCGATCTTGGGGCCGATGTGGACGATGTCTACCAGCAACTGGCGCAGGAACGGGCCTTGCGGGCCGAATACGGTCTGCCGGAGCCGCAGATGATGGGGGCGCAGGGCGGTGGTCCGGGTACGGCAGACGACGGCGATGAGGCTGAGACATGACGATCCACATTGATGAGGCTGACCCCTGCGCGGCGGCGGCCAGCTTGCGGCAGGTCTATGTTCGGCTTGTGGCGGGCCAAGGCGCCATGGAGGTGCGGTTCCGGGCCGGATCGAACGGGGTGGAACGCTCGGTGCGGTATCACAGCGCGCATCCCGACCGGCTCCTGGCGGTCATTCGGGGTTTTGAACAGGAGTGTGCCAAGCTGCAGGGCCACGGCCCGCGCCGATTTGCACTTTCTGCAGGAGGGATGAGATGACCGAACCACCGAACATCATTCAAAGCCACGCAGAACCGTCGCTTGCGCAGATCGCAAGCCGGGTTCTGAACCGGCCGTTGCTGCTGCATCCGGACAAGGTCGATTTGATCCTGCATGTGCTGCAGGGGCGCATTGGCATCGCGCCTTTGGCGGCGCCAGCCCCGCAGTCGAACCGCTTCGTTGGCACATATCGCCGCGACAACGGTAGCATTGGATCGCTGCGCGTGGAAAACGGCGTGGCGATCCTGCCGATCGTCGGCAGTCTGGTGAACCGCGGCGCCTGGATTGGGGCCAGTTCGGGGCTCGTGTCTTACGAGGGCATTGCGGCACAGCTGAGGGAAGCGCGAGCTGATCCGGAAGTTCGGGTGATCCTGCTCGACATCGACAGCCCCGGCGGCGAGGCCACGGGCATGTTCGCGACGGCCAGACTGGTGAGCGCGATCAACCAGACCAAACCGGTCTTGGCCTTCGTCAATGATGTCGCGGCCTCCGCCGCCTATGGCATTGCCAGCGCGGCCAGTGAGGTCATTGTCTCGCCGACCTCGATGGTCGGATCGATTGGCGTGGTCCTGACCCATTTTGATCGCTCGGGGGAACTTGAGGAGCGCGGCGTCAAGCCGACGCTCATTCACGCGGGCGCCCACAAGGTGGACGGCCATCCGTTTGGACCGCTCTCGGACGCCGTGCGCGCTGACCTGCAGGCGGAGGTGATGAAGATCTACGACCAATTCGTCGGTCTCGTGGCCGAAGGGCGTGCAGGCCAGATCAGCGCCGACGCGATCCGGGCGACGGAAGCCCGCACTTATCTCGGCACCGATGCCATTGCCCAAGGCCTCGCCGACCGTGTGGCGAGCCTCGACGAGGTGATCGCCACCTTTGCACAACCGCCCTCCGGGGCAAGCCCCCAGAGAAAGGAAGGACCCATGACTACAGCAATTCAAAACACAGCGCCAAGCGGCGGAATACCCCTGTCAGACACCACCACCGGCGCACAAAATACTCCCGCCACCATCAGCTCCACTGATCTTCAATCAGCCATGGATGCGGCGCGGACCGAAGCCCATGCCGCTGGAGTTGACGTCGGCAAAGCCGAGGCCACGGCGCGCATTGCCGCGATCCTGACATCACCCGAGGCCGAAGGCCGGGAGGCGCAAGCCCGCGTTCTTGCGCTTGAGACCGGGATGAGCGTCGCGGATGCGGCGAAGGTCCTCGCGGCGTCGCCGAAGGCCAGTATGTCAGCGTCGATCGCGGATCGCGCTGCACAGGAAGCTGAGCTCGGGGCGGAAACCCCGGCAGAGTTCCACAATCGCGCCGAGCGCAGTATCGCCGGCTGGGCCAAAGCCGTCACCAATGCAAATGCGCGGTTCGGCTGAATAGGAAACCAAGACCATGACAGTTCTGACTGAAGGCCGGCATCCCGGCGAATTCCTGATGACCGAGGCCAATGGCCAGCGCTCGCGGGACAGCATCACCATCGCCAGCGGCGCTGGCATCATCGCGCCAGGCACGGTGCTGGGCAAAATCACGGCAAGTGGCAATTACCTCGCTAGCGCTGCTGGAGCCACCGATGGCAGCCAGACCGCCGTGGCCATTGCGCTCTATGGCTGTGATGCCACCTCAGGTGATGTTGCGATTGCCGCCATCACTCGGGATGCCGAGGTGAACGGCAAGATCCTGACCTGGCACCCCGACCGTGATCAGGCCGCCGAAAAGGCCGCAGCCCGAGCTGACCTCGCCTCGGTCGGCATCATCGTGCGGTAACCACCGCACAGCCTTTCCAACAGACTGAACACCGATCCCCTGCCGCCAAAGGCTGCGGGCCGTTCCCGCGTGCCCAATCCCCCGGCGCGCCGACGCAATAAAGGACCCCCCATGTCGATCCTCAACATCTTCAGTCAGGACGCTTTCAGCGTCATGCGCCTCACGGACGCGCTTCGTGAGATCAAGTACACCCCGTCCCGCATCGGACAGATGGGGCTGTTTCAGACCACCAGCATCGACACGCTGGATATCGCCATCGAGAAGGACAAGGAACAGAACCGCATGCTGGTCTCCGCCAGCCCAAGAGGCGGTCCCGGCCAGACCTTCGACAAATCAAAGCGCGCCATGCGCATGCTCAAGGTGCCCCACTTCCAGGTGGACGATGCCATCTATGCCGATGAGGTCCAGCAGGTGCGCGCCTTTGGTCAGGAAGTCGCCGTCGAGCGGCTGCAGCAGAAGATCGCCGACCGCGCCGCAGAGGCCAGCCAGTTCTTCGCGCTGACCGAGGAATACCACCGGCTCAATATCCTCAAGACCGGCCAGCTGCTGGACGCAGACGGCTCCGTCCTTTTTGACTACTTCACCGAATTCGGCGAAAGCCAGCAGGCGGTGGTGGACTTCGACCTCGACAATGCGGGTGCCACCGACGGCGCGCTGCGCAAGAGATGCGCCGGGGTCATCCGCCAGATGGCCGCCATTCTGGACGGTCTGCCCTATACCGGCATCATGGCCCTGTGCGGGGATGCCTTCTTCGATGACCTGATCGCCCACCCGGAAGTGCGCGAGACCTACAAGGGCTATGCCGACGCGGCGAGCTTGCGCAACGCGTATATCAATTCGGGGTCGTCCGGCATCTACGGCGCCTTCGAGTTCGGCGGCATTACCTGGATGAACTATCGCGGCGGTCAGAATGTCGGCATCGAGACCGACAAGTGCCACCTCGTACCCATGGGCGTCCCTGGCCTCTTCCGCACGGTCTATGCCCCGGCCGATTACATCGAGACGGTGAACACCCCGGGTCAGCGCCTCTACGGCAAGCAATGGGAGATGCAGAACGGCAAAGGCGTGAACCTCGAGTTTCAGATGAACGCGCTGCAATACTGCACCCGCCCGCGGGTGCTGATCCCGGGCAAGCGGACGTGATCCAGCGTGCATTGAAAGGATGACGGGATGTCCAACCTCTTCGACGATCTGGACGCGCAGGTCTCCGGTACGATTGACGCTGCCTTTGGAGAGGTCGCTGTCCTGCGACCGCGCGTTTCATCGCAATATGCCGAACGCGCAGAGGATCCGTCCCGCCAGGTTGCCACCGTGACGGGTGTGTTCTCGGCGGGGCCTGCAGAGGCCCCTCTCAAGGGCGGTTCTGCGGGGGCTGCGTTTTCCGGCGGCACGCGCATCGTGTCGCAGAGTGCCGAGTTCTGGCTCTCGGCAGAGACGGTTCAGTCACTCGTGGAGCGTCCCCAAAAGGGTGACGCGCTGACGCTGACGGCGCGCGCGGGTGCACCGGTCTATGCACTCTCTCAGGTCCACCCGTCGGACATGGGGGACCTGACCCTGATCCTGGTTCTGGAGGACGAGACGCCATGAGCCTGACGCGACTGGCCATGCGCCTTGCGGCGGCGCGCGCAGTGCGGGACAGGACACTGGCAGGCGCGCGGGTGTTCGACAGCGCGGTGGACCCGATTGACCAGACGATCGCCGAGCAGCGCCAGCCGCTGCTGGTGCTGACCACGGATGAGCATGCGCTGGAGGTGAGCGGGCGCGATCTCGGCAGCGGCACGCATCGCTGTGATCTGGTGATCGAGCTTGCCATTGCCGCCCGGGTCGAGGTTCCAGCCGAGGATGGTCAGGGGGGCCAGATCACGATTGCCATTCCGCATACCGACGAGGGGATGGAGCTGACGCTGGATATCATGGAGCATCAGGTGGTCTCGGCACTGACGCGGGACGACACGCCGTGGGCGCGCGTGTGGATGACGCTGGTGCCGCGGGTCCATCAGCGTCTCTCCCGCCGGGGCGCCTCGTCCGAGAACGGTGTGCGCTTTGCAGCGCGTCAGCTTGTGCTGACATGCGATCTGATCGACGCGCCGGTTGGCGGCGCGCTCCTGCCTCACTCCGGGGTGTGGGCAGAGGTGCTCTCAATGATGGAGGCTGATCCGGCAATGGCCGGGCTGGCGCGCCTGATCCGCGCGGAGATCGAGGGCACGCTTGTCCCCGAGTGGCGTCGCGCGGCGCATGCATTGGGTGTCCCGCTCGAGGTCTCGGACGGCCTCGGGCTTGGCGCGGGGGACGCGCCTTTGGTGGACCCGGTCGCGTTTATCATGGGCGCGATCAGCAGCAGAGCCGGCGTGGTCACCGTGACCGAGGACGCGCCCTGATGGCGGTGCGCGAATTGGTCGAGCTGGTCTCACGCGTGGCCGAGCTGGAGCGGCGGTTTGCGGGTGTCTTGCGCCACGGCACGGTGGCGGAGGTGGATCCCGAGCGCCAGCGCGTCCGGCTGGACCTCGGCCCGGCCCATGGGGCTGCGGGGCGGTTCCTGTCGCCTTGGGTGCCCTATGCGCAATTCTCGGGGGCGCTGCGCGTGCACACGCCCCCCACGGTGGGTCAACAGCTCACGGCACTGTCCCCCAGCGGGGATTTTCAGCAGGCGGTGGCGCTGCCGCTGACCCATCACAGCGGCAACCCAAGCCCGTCCACGGCGGGCGACGAGAATGTCGTGACCTATGGCAATGTCCGCATGACGCTGGCGGATGACCTGGTGCGGGTCGATGTGGGCGGCACGCGGCTCAAGCTGAGCTCGGCGAAGATCACGCTCTCCACGGGCGGCAGCAGCATCGAGATAACAGATGCGGGCGTGAAGATCACAGGCGCGCGCATCGATCTCAACTGACGGAGGCGCAGATGCCAGCAGTGGCGCGGATCGGGGACCCGTTTGCAACGGGCCATCCTTGTGACGGGGCGAGCACGATTGCGGGCGGGAGCGGAAACGTCTTTGCCAACGGCAACCGCGTCTCGCGCCGCGGTGATCCATCGGCGTCGCACACGCGCCTCGTCGGGAAACTGTGCCTCCCGCACACGGTCTCGATCACACGCGGCAGTGCCACCGTGTTCGTCAACGGAATTTCAATTGCCCGCGTCGGTGACGCCATCGACGCAGGCGCCATCACCGGCGGATCGCCGGACGTGTTTGCAGGTGGATGACAGCTCACAGGGACTGGGTTGGTAGGCACCAGCGTACAACGACACCGAGACATCAAACCAGAGAGGAACAATACTCACATGCCACGCTACGCAATCACCGAGACGGCCGGGCGTTTCGTCGCCGGGACCAACAATACCGGTGTCGGAACGGTGCTGACGCTCACCGAGAAACAGGCCGAGCACGAGGTTCGGCTCGGCACGCTACGGCTGCTGGACGTCAACACCGATGCGCCTGAGCGCGCCGCAGAGCCTGTGACCGAGGGTACACCCGATGACAGGACTGCGCCGCCTGCGGCAGCGCAACGCCAAGCGACAGCAGAACCCAAGACCGGTGATGCCCCCGCCAAAAACAGCAAAGAGCGCGGCATGTAATCAGGGCTGCAACCCTCCGGCCCTCAGCCGTCATCTTTGTCACCGTCACCTGCGGTGGCATCACCGTCTTTCCTGGTCCGCGTGGACTGGAACACGAGTTCCCTTGGAGCCGGTTTCTTTCGCAGGATCGGTGCTGTGGGTTCTTCGCAGTTCGGGCAGGTCTCATCGGTCTCCCGGACAGTGCCGCCGCAATACATGCATTTTTTCATGGTGATCGATTCACTCGAGTCGCGTTCTACTGGTTGGATCGGCTTCTGGTGAACGACCGGTCCTTGGTCAATGGGACACATCGACATGGTGCCAAATCACAACACCCCCTCGGTTGGCCTGAACGCGGCCACGGGGGGCACGCTCATGGGCTGGTCGCATGTGGTGCAGTCCCTGCAGGACATCTTCACGACGCGGTTTGGCGCGCGCGTCATGCGCGAATGGTACGGCTCGTTTGTGCCCACTCTGCTCGGTCGGCAGATCAACAGATCGGAGGTGCCGCTGTTTCTTGCGGCCTTCACCTCGGCGATCGAGCAATGGGAGCCCCGGTTCAAGGTGACGGAGATTGGACTGAAGGATGTCACCCGGGACGGGGTGGTGCGCCTGTCGATCTCTGGCGAATACCGCCCCCGAGCCCTGCTGGGGGATCCCACCTCCGCCGGTTTGCGCAGCCTGGTCATTGACGCCGACGAGGTCGGTCTCGCGATTGCAGACAAGGGAACGGCATGAGCACCATCAGCACGATCGACCTGTCCTCACTCCCGGCTCCGGGCGTCATCGAGGAGCTGGACTTCGAGGTCATCCTGCGGGCGATGCGCGACGATCTGGTGGCGCGCTTTCCGCCGATTGCGCCGGTGATCGACCTGCAAAGCGAGCCCGCGCGCAAGCTGCTCGAGGTCTGCGCCTATCGCGAGCTCTTGCTGCGGCAACGGGTCAATGACGCGGCACGCGCAAACCTGCTGGCCTTTGCAGGGACCACCGACCTTGATCATCTCGCCAGCTTCTACGGCGTCACCCGCCTGACGGACGAGACTGACACCGCGCTGCGCCTGCGGGTGCAACAGCGGATCCAGGGCTGGTCCAACGCGGGAGGTGCCGCGCATTACCGGTACTGGGCCCTGACGGCGGACGAGCGGGTCTCCGACGCAGCTGTTTCCTCCCCAAGCGCGGGCATCGTGCGGATTGCCGTGCTCTCGGCCGAGGGTGACGGGGCGTCGTCCGAGGACCTGCTCACGGCTGTGCGCGCAATTGTGCTGCGCGATGATGTGCGCGTATTGACCGACACGGTCGAGGTGGTCTCGGCCAGCATCGTGCCCGTGGATGTGGCAGCCACAATCTTTCTCTACCCCGACACCCCCGCTCAGGTGATCGAGCAGCTGCGCGTCGACTTCCCCGCGCGCTTTGCGGCGGCGCGCGGGCTTGGCTGGGATTTGACCCGGTCTTGGATCAACGCACAGCTCCACCCTTCAGGGGTGCAGCGGGTCGAGCTGGCCTTTCCATCTGGTGACACGATCATTACCGAGGAACAGTGCGCGGCGCTGAGATCGGTCGAGATCGCGTTCGGCGGGCGTGACCGATGACCACGCACTCGTTACTCCCGCCGGGTGCGACCACCTTTGAACGGGCGATGGAGGAAGCGACGGCGCTGGATGCCAGAGCCCCGGCCATCCGGCCCAACGCCCGGGCCAAGCTCGACGGCTTCGATCCGTTTGTGCCCTGGCTGATCTGGGAATACGGCCTGGGTGAAATCCTGCCCTTCCTGAGCGACCCACAAAGGGCGCTGCGCGAGGGCATCCAGTGGCAGCGCTTGCGCGGGACGCCCGAGGCCTTGCGCCTTGCGTTCTCGTGGCGCGACCTGGACGGGGTTCAGGTCTTCCAGGAGGAGCCCGGGCAGCATTTTGCCGCGTTTCAGATCGACACGAATGCGGTGCCACCGCTTGAGGACATCGACGATCTGATTGCGCTCGCGCGTCTGTCGGCACCGGCGCGATCGCGGCTGGCGCGCATCTTTCACGGCTACGACCTGCGGCGGATCAAGCTGGACAACACGCGGCTCGGTGACGGGCTGCTCAGCGATTACAGCGGCGTGCGTCACATAGACGGGCAGACGCGCCTGTCGTTTGGGCGCGTGTTTCCCGCGACTGTGCCCGCGCCGGAGGTGCCGACACATGCAGGGATATTCGTCGACCATGTCGGGCGCGCGTTCCTGCCGGGTCGGTTTGTTCTGTCGGACAGCAGGCTGGACGACGACCGGGCGACGCCCAACCCGTTTATCTATCACGCTCACCTGTTCACGCTGGCCAACACCGACGGCATCCCGGACGTGCCTGCCGACTTCGAGCCTGTCCGCAGATTCCAGCGGGCGCAGATGGTGCTCTCGGAGGGAATGCGCCTCGGGGATACCAACAGCCGAACACCCGCGCTGGATTGGGTGTTCTACGAGGGGCGCAGGAGGCTCTCCGAGGAGGCTGCGGTCTCCGGCGCTCCGGCAGAGGTGCGGCGCATCCAGCGCACAGAGTTGTTCGAGCGACGCTCCGCAGGGGCAGCACTGGCGCCTGCGCCGGTGGTGGCGGCTCGGTGGAGCCATGTCTTACGAACGCATGCCATCAGCGGCCGGTCGCACGTCTATCGGCTCTCCGACACGCGACGCCGGCTGCCGCCAGTCTGGAGCGTGCCGCCCACGCAGGTCGCGGGCTTTGGTCCCTATGAGCTGGCGGTGCGCGTGCGCGACGCGGTGCGCGCGGACGCGCGGGTCCCCGATCCGGAGCGGTTTACACCGGCTCAGGTGTTGCGAGCTGACGCGCGCTCTGTCGGCGATGGTCTCCGGCTCATCCCGACAAACCCTGCTCTGGCCGTGCTGTCTGACCTCTACGACCCGACAGCCTCGCCGACACGGGTTACCAACCTGACCAATGATGCGGCTTACGACGGGCAGTTCTGGCTGCCGCTCACTTACGTCGACCAGCCCTGGTCCGAAGTGCAGGTCCTCGTCGGGGCCATGCACCGCACGGACACACCCAACACAGACTGACGAGGAGGCCTAATGGCTATCATGACGCGCTCGGGGCGCGCAGCCCTGGCGGACGCAATCCGCCAGCGCCCGCTCCATCTTGCCTGGGGCACAGGCAACACCGCCTGGGACAGC